TTTGTGTCGTGCAAAAGCACACAAAAATCTACTTACGCCATTTCGGGTACGATGTAAGCGACTTTGTACCCTGCGAGGTGTGCGGATGCCGGGCAGTAGATATTCACCACATTGAACCGCGGGGCATGGGGGGTAGTAAAAAAGCTGATACCATTGACAACCTTATGGCATTATGCCGGGAGTGTCACATCGAATACGGGGATAAAAAGCAGCACAAATTCCGGCTGCATATTTGCCACCAACTCAAATTAAGTGAAGCGCGATGAAATTATTTTGCAACTGGCTACGGCTGACTGGCTCAAACAAGCGGTTAAAAACATTGGCGGCAACCTTTCGGGCGACTTGTATCAGGAATTTTTTGTGGTTGTTTGCAGCAAGCCGGATGAAGAAATCGAACGCATCCACGCGGACGGGTATATCTCGTGGTGGTGCATCCGCATTCTTGTCAGGTTATTCCACGGCAACGGCAAACAGAAATTCTACCGAGAGTTTAGAAAGCCATCGGACAGCCTGCCCGAACACCTTGACGACCTTTCAGACGAGTATAACGAAGACGAATATCAGCGGCAACTTTTGGCACTCAAACATGACGAGCAATTTTACGGGCGTGTGGCAAAGGATCACAACCGCGCTGATTGGTATGTACGAATTTTATGGGAAATGTATAGCAAGAACCGGAGCATGAAACAAATCAGTAGGGATAGTGGCATCAACTTCCGGGAAATACAGACGATAATAAACGCAATGAAAGACGAAATACGCAGACAATATGACAGACACACTAATTAAATCAATCCTGATTGCCTGCACTTGCCTGCTGGCATCGCGGTACTTTTTCCCGCCCCTGATTTCATTTATCACCCGAAAGAACTCATATTTCCGCAAATCAGTGAAGCCGTTTGAGTGTGCCTTTTGTTTGTCATGGTGGACGGCTTTGTGCTATTTCTTATTTTTGGGTGAACCCTGGGCTATCCCGGCGGCGGCTTTTACGGCAATCGTAGCGGCTCAAATTGATAAGAAGATATGAAAGCCGGGTGGTGGTTATGTGCCTCTGTGATTTGTTCATATCTGTGCTTTGCATATTTTCATGGACAAAATGTGTCCACATGGCCTGAAAAGGTTGTAATCGTTTGGCTATTGCTCACCGGGCTTTGTTGGTTGAATATTTTAATAGTATCATACCTTGAACTTAAAAGAAGAACTGAAACCGCACCTTAACCAGCTTCACCGCACCGGAACAATGCACTTGCCGCAGGAACTTTACAACCGGGTGCGCGATGAGTATGAACGAAGAAACGGGCGCAAACTGCCGCCTTGTTCAACTTGCTTACAAGATTTTATAAAACAGATATGCAACGAGTAAAACACAGCGGCAACGCAGGGGATTTGATTTACAGCCTACCAGCAATGAGGGCAATCGGTCAGGACATTGAACTTGTACTTGTTCCTAATGTCCCATTGCAGGCGAATATTCAGCACCCGAACAACGGAGTGCAACTCACAAACGGAATGTGCGATATGCTGCGCCCCTTGTTATTTGCAACGGGTTTCATTAAGTCCGTGCAAATTACTGAAACACCGGAACGGATTGATTACGATTTTGATTTGTTCAGGAAGTTTCACAACTACACCGGGCATATAAGCCAATGGTATTTTCACATTTACCCGAAACTGACCTGCGACTTATCACAACCGATTGAGTTCAGGTGGACACACAACTTCAAAGCCGACCGCCCAATCATACTGAACCGCACCGCCCGGTATCACAACCCAACTTTTGATTATTCAGTCCTTGCTCCATATCAGGATAAAATCACCTTTGTAGGATTGCCACAAGAGTTCAAAGTCATATCCGCAAAACTGCCCCGGATCACTTACAGCGAAGTAAAAGATTTTTGGCAGCTCGCCGGGTACATTTCTAATTGTGAGTTATTCATCGGTAATCAGTCAATGGCATACGCAATCGCAGAGGTGATGAAGCACCCACGAATAGTTGAGGTCTGCCCGTATGCGAATAATGTAATCCCGACCGGGGCAAACGGATACGGTGCGTTTACCGTTATGAACCTAATCCAAATAATGAAATACAAATATGGCTGAAACACGAAAGGCACACCAGCGCAGATTGAAGTCGGGGTTTTATGACCGCTACATCAAAGGGCAGGGCATTGACATCGGATGCGGCAGGATAGACACGCACGATGGCTTAGACACGATTTCAACGAGCGATTGCATCCACCATGACAAAGACGATTGCGATGCAACCACAATGGACAAATACGCTGACAATACCTTTGATTATGTTTACGCTTCCCATGTCCTTGAACATTTGGATGACCCGGTGACGGCAATACAAAACTGGCATCGCATCTGCAAACCGGGCGGCCATATCATTATGAGCATTCCGCACCGGGATTTGTACGAACGCAAAAAGACATTGCCAAGCCGTTGGAATTTAGACCACCGATATTTCTATCTTCCATATTCTTGTGAGCCGCCCCATACTTTCAGCGTTGAGGGTATCCTGCTACAAACGGGCATCAAAGAATTTTGGGATATTCAGGTAATCGACACGGCAACAAATAAGGACAAACCCGAAGAACACAGCAACGGGGAGTTTAGCATCGAAGTAATAATAAAAAAAAATGAAGTGGGTAAAAATAAACGAAGTAAGGTACAATGATAAGAACCCCCGTGTTATCCGTGATGAGAAGTTCGCCAAATTAAAGCGGTCAATAATTGAGTTCCCGGAAATGCTTGAAAAACGCCCCCTTGTTTGCGTTACCCGTGATGACGGCAAACTCATGGTATTGGGCGGCAATATGCGGTTAAAAGCCCTGAATGACATCGGGGCGGCAGAAGTACCCGTAATATTGGCAGACGATTGGACAGAAGAACAACGGGCAAGGTTTTTGATTGCTGACAATGTGGGTTTCGGTGAATGGGATTGGGATGAATTGGCGAATAATTGGGATGCCGCAAACCTATCTGATTGGGGTGTGGACATACCTACCGAAAAAGAAACAGAACTTGAAATGAAAGAATGCTGCCCGACTTGTGGCAAATAAACTATACAGCGAAAATACAGCGATGCCAAATCCTGAAAACTTAATACAACATCAAATGCAACCGGGGACTACTTTAAACCCCAACGGGCGACCGAAAAAAATAGAAACAGTCCTGCGCGATTACTTCCTTGCAGAGGCGAATATCAAGTTGAGCAAATCGCAGGTGGAAGACATAATCAAGAATGTGCTGTCCAAAACCCGCAGCGAACTTATGGAGTTAGCGAAGAATGACGAACTCCCCTTTTGGATTAGCCTGATAGCAAAGAAAGCGGCAAGGGATTACGACAAAGGCAGCATTCATATTTTAGATGTGCTGTTTGATAGGGTGTATGGTAAGCCAAAGGAAACCGCTGATGTTAACCAAACGGTGCAGGGCAAAGTAGAAATAACCTTAGATTTAGGCAAATGACAATAAGAAGACAGCGCAACGCACGCAAGCGTAAAGGCACACGCAAGCGGATAGCCAAATTGAGTTTGATTTACGCTTGTATGCGGAGTAAAAGAATAATGCAACTTTACAACATAGTTAGGGGATTAGCATGAAGATACTCGCACTTTGGGAAGGAATGGGGGGCGTGGAATATCACCGCCTATATTCGCCGCTGAAATACCTGCAAATCAATCACAGCGACAAAGTTGAGGTTGATATTTGTACGGACATAAACGAAAAGGGGCTGCCCGATTTACGGGGGTATGACCTTGTGCTGTTTAACAGATACATAGGGGCAAAGCATTACGATGTCCTTGTTCACTTGGCGAAGTACAATATCCCCTACATTATCGACATTGACGACTATTGGGTGCTGCCCCGATTTCACCACGCTTATAGGTGGTTTAAATCCAACCAAATCAAATCAGCCATAACCGATGCAATCAACTACGCATACGCTGTTACAACCACTACCCCGGAATTGGCATCGAAAATCAGGGCTTTGAATAAGAATGTGGCAGTCATTCCAAACACCCTGAACCTGACAGACGAACAATGGCTGGCAGAGCCGACCGCGTCCGATAAAATCCGCTTCGGGTGGGTAGGTGGTCTTACCCATGCAAACGATATACAAATAATTTGCGACAGCATTGCGGACATTTGCGAAGCCTATCCTGACAAAGTGGAGTTCTATTTGTGCGGATATGAGCAGCACCATATATGGCAGTCAATCCTTTACCGATTTAACGGGGCAGCGGATAAGGTGCGCCCGCAAATCAAAGTAAGCCACGCCCAAAGCGTTAACGAATACGGCAACTTTTACCGGTTGTTTGATGTTGCACTTGCACCGCTAGAAGATACCAACTGGAACAACTGCAAATCAGAACTGAAACTGATTGAAGCCGCGGCCTATTCGCTGCCGGTGATTGCATCAGGGGTGAAGCCGTATCTGAACCATGCAGGAAATGCCGGGGTGCGGTTGGTGAAGAACACGCCCACGGATTGGTTCAACGCCATGCGGTGGTTCATTGACAATGCAGACAAGACAAAAGTCATGGGCGAAGCGAATAAAGCCTATGCGGATATTCACCACAACTTTCCGGCAATAACACAAGCGCGATTGGAGTTTTACATTGACAGCTTACAAAAATGATACTACAAAAATTAGATGATGCCTTATTTGCTAAAAAGGCACAAATGGGCAGGAATTGCACTTTAATAGTGATGCACCCTATTACATGGCAAAAGTTACTTAATGAGATATTTGATGAAAACAATGAGGCAATTTATAATGGAGATACAACATTAGGCTATTGTAACATTAGAGTGATGCGGTCGTTGGATATTGAGCAAGAAATTTTTGAAATTCGGTAATAATTATTGACAGCTTACAGCTATAAACGCCCATTCGTTACCGATTACCAACGGGCAATTCTTGACAGCCCTGCACGCTATACGGTGACCGCAGCCGCTACGAAGGTAGGCAAGACGGCATCGCATATCATTTGGCTGTTTGAGCAGGCGTTACGGGTAGGCGAAAATCAATCGGTTTGGTGGGTTGCGC